GGAGGTGCAGAGTCAATTTATATTCGCAGACTACCACTATGCGATAATTTAATTATACCACTATATGTGGTATGTCAAGGTTTATTCTTCTACTAATCCTGTAACTCTACGACCACGCCTAGCAAGACCACCTACAGGAGCAAATCTACTAGCTTCTTCTGCTTCTAAAAGTCTTATCTGTTCTAATTCTTCAGGACTTTGAAATACTGCTGCTTGTGTAAATTGTTCTAATGTAAATTCTTCAGGTTGCTCTACTCCACCTCTAGCTTGTAGTTCTTGTAATCTTGGTAACTCTGTTTGTGCAGTTGTGAATAATTGTCTAGCTTGTGCTTGTGATATACCAGCTCTTTGTAATCTCTGTGCAAATTCACCTGATATTTCAAATCCTGCTCTAGCTGCTTCACCACCGATCTGTGCAGTAGTTATTCTACCTGAAACTATCTCCTCTCCTACTGTTGGGTCTAATGCACCCACAAAGATTGCTTCAGGTGTAAGTTCTAATCCAAAGTTCTCTCTGTAAAACTCTGTTACTTCAGGTATGTTTTCTTGTACACCCTGAAATACTGCACCAACTCTTTGTGCAAACTCTCTAGCAGAAACTTCTCCCTCTACTAATCCTGTAAATCTATCATCAAGTAAATCTACTGATGTATTTCTTGGCACACCAAACTCAGCAAGTGTACCTATGTATGATTCTCTTAATCCTTGATAAGTAACCTCATCAAACTTTACTGTGCCATCAGGTCTTTTGTTACCAGGAAATGCCGTATCGTATGCTGTAGTTCTTCTTACATTTGATATAGCAACATTAGGATCGCCTGTCTTTGACCATTCTTCAGCAAATAACTGTAAAATATCTGGTGGCATATTAGGATATAAACTTTGTGCAAGTTCTAAAAATTTTTCCATTATACATTAACTCCTAATTGTGAAATATTGCCTTGTCCAAGTGCTTGTGTCAAAGCCGTACTTGCATCTTGCGTAACTTGTGTTACATCTAATTCTAATCCTTTTGTTCGTAATGTTTCCTCTGCTTTTGCAAAATCATTTGTCTTTACCATCTCCTGCCACCAACCCTGTGTTTCATCTGCTGACTGACCCCATATAGAAGCAGTTAAATTACGCCAAGGTCTTGCTATATCCTCGTAAGTAAGTTCTGGATTTGTGTAGTTACTGAAAGCAGCAAGTCTTGATTGTTTAAGTCCTGCGATAAGCTGATCTTTAAAATCAGGGTCGTTACGCAATCTACCTGCAAGTTCAGCAGCTTCACTATCTGTTACCTTACCTAAAACAGGTCCTAAATACTGTGCATATAAATCTCTAACTTCTGCTTCTCTTTGACTTGTCCTATCTACTCCTGTTATAGCTGTAGATGTCAAATAACTTTCAAAATCTGTATCTCTCTTACCTGTAGCATATGGATCAGCAAACAAAGATATTTGCTCTGTTGTATAATTTTGTGTCCATTGTCCTGTTACAAATTTATCTGCTAACCAATTAACTAATGCCTCTGGTGCATTAGCTACTCCTGATGCTTGTAGAGCATTAGCTATGGCAATTTGACCATCTGTTATTGATTGAGCAGCACTAGCAGGATCTTTGTAATATGTCCTTAACCATTCTCTTTCTGATTCACTATGTGTCTGATACCAATTAGTACTAAACCATTCTGCTTCTGTAACTTCTCTATCTTCTACAGCAGCTTCAGCTATAAGTGATAGCATTTCAGGGTCTGTAATCCAAGGTGCAATTTGTGATTGTTCTGTTATAGTTTCTACAAAACTAGCAAAAGGATTATCTATTTCTGCTGATAGTTGTTGTGTGTTTCCTGCAACCACAGATGTATTATCAAAAAAAGTTTTATCTACTATTGCGTTAGGTTGTGGTGCTGTTTCTCCTTTTGTTAATAATCCTGCATTTACTAAATCATTTCCTACAACTTCATAAGCTAAATATACAGGACTGCCATCATATACTTCACCATTAGCACCAGGAACTTTATATACAATATATAGCGAACCTTCAACATCCCACAACAAACCTTCGTTTGGGATGTTATTAAATTGTATTGTTTCTGTGTTAGATCGTTGCCCACTACCTGTAGAAGTTCCTGTTTGTGTTTCGTATGATAGATTGTCAGATACAATAATTTCTATGTCATCTAAGTTTTCTGATTGTGCAAAGTTTAACCATATAGGATTTTGATTTCCTATAGGAGTAAATCCTTGACCTAATATATCATTAAATTCATCCTCTGAACCTGCACTTCTAAAAGAGCCACCTTTTTCAAATAAAGCATATCTTTTACCATTAAGATTGATTATGTTTGAACCATTAGTATTCCAATCAGTAGATATTCCAATATCTTTTTGAGTTTCTTGTTCCTCTACTTCTTCTACTTCTTCTGTTTCCTCTAAAAATTCCTCTGTATATGGGTTAAATTCTTTACCTGTTTTTTCATCAAAACCTACAAGTTTGCCATCTTCGCCTATTCGTAAAACAAAACCCTCTTGTTTACCCTCTGGTATTATCTCAACATTTTCAACTGTTTGATCTTTTATAAAGCGTTCAATGTCTTGTGGTCTTTCAGTTATGTATTCATTAAAATTTTCATAATTATTTAACTGTGCATTGATAATACTTAAAGTAGCATTTAATCTTTCTAATCCTAAAGCATCATCTGGTAAAGATGTTTCTGGTACTTTCGATATAACTTCTCCTGTCGTTTCATCAATTATGTTTGCCTTTTTAGCTGCTTCTGATATTACAAGTCTTGGAAAAGTTCCTAAATCTTTTGGTGCTTCTGGGAATACACCTCTTTTGTATTGTTTTGCAGTTTCAAAATCTACACCAAATTTTTTAGCAACCCAATAAAGCTCACCTGTTGTTGTCCAAGTTGGATTGTATGTAGGTCCAGATATTAAATTAAAATACTCTTGTGGTGTATTTATATCTTTAAAATATGTATCTCTCCTTGAATCAGCACCAGAAAAAGCAGATGGTTTTTTTGCACCATCTCTAATTGCTTCTGATTCAGAATCATAACCTTGTTCCTCCCACCATTGAGCCATTATCTAATCTCTCCTCTTTTTACTTTTGCCTCAACTACTGCATTAGCAAAATCTCCTGCTTGTGTTGGTACTTGTGATTCAAAACTAGGTCTGTTACCACCTGCATTTGCTTTAGTCATAGCATCTAATATCTGTGCAGCAAAAATTTCTTGCATAGATTTCTGTTTTTCTACAACTGGATTTGTTGATGGACCAAATGGTGTACCTGGCATATTAAATGTTTCCATAGGAACTTCTATATTCATAAGCTCCTCACCAATAAGATTATTCATAGCATTTACATATTCTCGAATAGACTGTCCTGTGTTGTCTGTTTTATCTAAATTAGATTCTCCGTTGTTCATAACTCTATCTGCTTTTTTATCTCCTGCAAACCAAGCAATAGATACTAAATCCCAAGAGTTGTATTTGTTAAAATATTCCTGTACTTTAAATCTTGCTACAATATCTTGTGCTTTAGGGTCGTGCCAATCTGCACCTTCTAAACCTGCTTCTTTAGACCATTTATTCCAATTTATGTCAAGTATTCCATATGCACCAAGTGCTTGTACTCTTATAGGTTTTCCTGTGTTTACATCTGTAATGATGCTTGGATTATGTAAAACTTGATAATCTCCTGATGATTCTTTTTGTTTTAGTGCCTCTAAATACAAACCTATCATATTAGGATTGCTATCTATAATGTTTTCGTTTTCCATAATACTACCTTGGAGCACCTGTGATGCTATTAAGAATGATACGATTAGTGGCTTGAATATCACGATTAGCACCTAGCCTTTCTTGTTCTTTTGCTGTTACTTGATTAAAAGTTTCAATTAAGTTTGCACCAGGATCTATTCTCTCCTCTGCAACTTCTATTGTAGTGTGATTACCATAATTACCTAATGTATCAGGTGTAACATCAAGTTGTGGTTCAGGTAATGTTTGTTCGTATGCTAATTGACTATCTGCTAAAAACTGGTCAGCTAAAAGTTTTGCTTCATACGGCTTTGGCTTTCTGCCTAGTTCTCTTTCAAATAAACCATTTACACTATTTGAAACAGCAGAATAATCTGGTGGTAAATAAGTTTGAACTTGAACAGGACTTGTTACAGGATTATCTAAATACAGTTGTAATATGTTTTGATAACCTTTTTCTGCTTTACCAATACCAGAAGCATTTGCTTGTGCCATAAGTTGTGCCATAACTTGACCTTCAACTCTTATATCAAAAAAACCAGGTCTAAATGGCTTTCCTACTTTAGCACCAAGTAATCCTGCATTTACCATATCTGCCTGTAACTCTCTAATTTCTTCAGGCAACAAACTTGTAAATACATTTTGGTCGCCCTCTAAATAAAAGTTACCTGGTTGTGCACCAATAGTTGTTGCTTCTCCACCATAAACAATAGGCTGATCTGCTGTTACACCAATAAAATTATATGGACTTACGCCTAATATATCTTGATTTATTATTGATTGATAATCTTGTTGTACAATTCCTTTATCAAAAGCATATTGATCCACATACTCTGCACCAAATAAATTAGTTGCCAAAGCCATAGCACTTGTCAAATCAGGTGCAGCGTTTAGTTGTGCAATATCCTCCTCTGTAGCTGTTATAGGATTTTGACCTGGCAACAAAGGTGTTTTAATTATTTGTAGTATTTCTGATATAAACTTTTCTTTTTCTGTCATTGTCCTAATCCTAATTGTACTAGCAAATTATCTTCATACTCAGGTTCTAACTCTCTTGATAAAAGTGTATCAAACATTGGACCAAAGTCAGGGTTTTCTTCTATAAGTTTAAGTGCTTCGTTTCTAAGTGCAGCCCTTGTTGCAGCATATTTAGCAGATGTTTTCCAAATAGTTTCTGACAATCCTGCATTGACAAATGAGTTAATAATATCTTGTCTTATTGCTAAATATTTTTTAGCTGATTGTACTGTAGAAAAACTAGATAAACTTTCATCATTTACCATTTTGATAAGTTGTTCAATCTGCATATCTATAGATGGTTTTGTTGGTGATCCTACAATACCTGGTGTTCCATAACCCCAATACTGTTGTTGTAATTGTTTTTTCTTTCTATCTCTTAGTGCCTTTGCTTCTTTTGAGTTATTACCAATAATGTTTATCTCTCTTTCAAAAGCATCCAATGCAACAGCACCTAATAATTTATTTTTAGCTACTGCCCATTGTTCAGGTGTTCTGTATGCTCTTTTATTTTGTAGTAATGCTTTCTTGTAAGAATCAAAAGAAAACTCTGCATAAGCTGGAGGTGGTTCTAAATACCAAGCAACCAAAGGATATTTTTCATAAAGTTCTCTATTTTTCTTTAAGAAATCTGCACCTTCTACTGTTGTTGGATATTTCTCTATAGATATTGTTTTAGACACAGTAAGAGGTAATGGATTTATACCATACTTTTCTATGAACTCTTGTGTTGCTAAAACATCATCAAAGTTGTTTGCTCTTTTGATTGTTCTGTATTCATCAGCTAATGTTTCAAAAAAGAAATAGTCTAAGTTTTGATCTGTTAGTTCATATATTGGTTGCACAGAACCAGCAGGACCAAGAAGTTGTGAAAATGCCCTAAACATATAAATTCTTTTTGCTGCTTTGACTGCTTCATCCATACCTGCATTTGCTTTTTCTTCTGTTTCATCACTTATCTTTCCTGCATAAAGTAGTGCTTTGTAAGTATCAATAACAGTATTACCAAAAACACCTTGTGTATTTTCTCCTTGATTAAAAAATAAAGTACCAAATTTATCTGCCCACGCAGGAACAAAACCTAATCTTTTAGCAATTTCTTTAGGGTCTTTTACATTAGTAGGTGCAAAATCTCCAAAAACTATTTTTGATACAAAGTTTTCTTCTGGCATATTGTTTACAATAAATGATGCAGGTAACTGTATGACAGGTCCGAAACCAGGAAGAAGTGTGGCTGCTATGTTTACAGACTGTGCATACACAGGCATATTTACTCTAACATTAGTATCAGGTGCAGAATCTCCTAACATCCAGTTTTGAAATATATCTGATCCTGGATAATTAAACATAACTTTGTTGTTTATAGGATTTTTGTAAAAGAAACCTTTACCTGTTGGGTCAAGCGTATCATTTGGTTGTGCTGCACCATCCCAAGTTGTTTGAAACCTTGCAGCTACTTGTGGTTGTCTTTTGAGTATTGATGCCCAAGTTGTTAATACTTCTTGATAAGCATTACCAAAAGGAAACAACCAACGACTAGCTTCCCAAAATCTTCTCTCCTGTGTAATGTCATATAGCAAACCTTTTACTTTTTCTACTGCAAAACCTTTGGCTAAATTTTCTATAAGGTTTGCATCTGATATACCTTCTTTACCTGCTGATGCAGTTCTTTCTATTCTTGCTATTTCTCTTTTATTAAGACCTGCTTTTTTTGCACCATCTACAATTTTAGCTTTTACACTATCATCTGATATAGATATAAGCTCTCTTGATTTACTCCAATAACTTGATTTAAAAACAGGTATTCGTGATGCTACATTAGTAGGTTGTGTACCAAACCATTTGAATAATGATTCAACTGTTCTATCTAAAAACTTTCTATCAACTGCAAATGGTGGTACTTTGAAATCTACTGCTTCAGGTAAAATATCTCCAAATTTTTTAATATACGCTTTTGCAACTTCTACATTTGATGCATCTACCTTTTTTTGTAGTTTGATTGCTTCATTACCAGTTATAGAACCATCAATCAAACCTCTATAATCACTTTGTTTTATACCTGCTTTTGCACCAACATTCAGATCAAATGTTTTATCATTTAATTTAAACTTGCCTGTCTTTACCAATTCATATAAATCTCTTGGTACATTTTTACCACCAAAAGCTATTTTCATATCTTTTCTAAGTAACTCAACAAAATCATTTAAGACTATATTGTATGATCTTGTTGATAATCCACTAGCACCTTCTAGTATTCTGTAAGGATTATTTTTACCTGCTGTCAATGAAAGCATAGCATCTCTTAAAGGTCCATCTTCTTTTAATTTTTTTACAAGTGCTTGTACGGCTTCTTTTTTATTTCTAGCTAGTTCTATAGTTGCTATCTCTTTTGCAAGAATTGAATTAGAATATTTTTGTATTTCTCTGTATTGACCTTCATCCCATTTAACTTTATTAATTTTTCTTTCTATTCTCTGATACTTTATATCACTAGCAACAGACTGTTTTCTTAGTTGTTTAAATGATCTGGTATCACCAACAGAAGATTCAGATATACCTTGTCTAAAGTTTGGTGTATCTAACCAACCTTCTCTAGCATAACTAGCTCTTACCTTTACGCTATCATCTGTAAGTCTTGCAAGAAGTCCTATTGGATGATCTAAGACACCTAATGCACCATCTGCAATAGCTCTTAGTTGCTCCTCTGCTATAACTCTTACTGTCCAAGCAGGTCTTAACAATACTAAAGGTTTGAATATACCACTTACATAACCATCAAAAAATCTTGTAATACCTTCTCTACCAACAATGCGAGTTGCATCATCATACTTATCTTTAAAACCACCAATAAGTTTATTTGATAATTTTATAACTTCTGATGGACTTGTAAGTATCAAATCTTGCGAAAGAGTTGTTTCAAGTATTGGTCTTTGAAACAATGTTGTTCCTATTTCATCTAGTGTTTCTTTATTAGTACCAGCAACAAACTCATCACCTTTTTTAAATAATTTTTCCCACGCTTTTTTCATACCAACAGGCAAAATATCAATGTTGCTATATCTTGTTATATCTTCAGATATTTCATTCTTTTCATCAAGTGCAGATTTTAAAGATAAAAATACCCTATCTACTAACTTGTCTGTAGCATTTCCTTCAACAAGTTTTCCTGTTCTTGTAAGTTCCTCTTTGTATATTTGTCTAAGTTGTGAAAAATCATCTTTAACTTGATTTGTAAGAAAGGTAGCTCTTTTGTTTGGTGTAGTAGAAGATAGCTTATCAAGACCTTCAATCATATTTTTAACTCTTTTGTTTACATCTACTACTTGATCCTTTGGGTCTAATAATTTTAAAAATCTAGTGTATTCAACTATCAAGTTGTCTGGATTACCTGCGTTTAACCTTGTTCTATACAAAGGTCCAAATGTTTCTCGCAAAGCAACTCGGAATGCACCTCTTTTTTGCACTTGTGGAACTGCACCTTCTGTAGCAACAGCAAGTATTTTTTCAGATAAAATATCTTTTACTGCTTTCCTTGCAGCTTCAGGAGATAAACCATCTTTTAAAGAAAATAATTTTTTTGTAAAATCACTAAATTCTTTACTTAAAAGTTTATCCTCAATTACATATTTATTTACTAAATTAAAATTTGATTGTTCTAAAATATTTGCAGGTTTATCTTTATTAGCATACAAAAAGTCTGCTAAATTATCACCAAGTTTAACTTTTTTAATTTTTCTACCTTCTCTAATAATTATTTCTTTATTATTTAAAGCATCTGCAACAGTTGTTTTACTAAAATTTTTTCTAACAAATCCATTTAAAAATCCCATTCCTGCTGCTGCTTCATCTGACAAAGCTAACATTTTAGATGCTGCTCTTGCACTTTTGACTGCTTTACCTGCAACGAAAGTAGGATCAGCAAGTTGTAAACCTAAATCAAAAATACCTGTAGCAAAATCATACGCTCTATCTTCAGGTCCTATAAAAAATTCAAAAGGCTTAAATAACACACGACCTGGTGTAATGTGTGGACTTTTACCTCTTGCAATAAGTGCTGCTGCTCTATCTCCATCAAATACAACTTTTTTTTCTGCCTCATAAATATTATCAAATATATTTGCACCAAGTCTTGATATTGCTATATCTCTTGCTTTTAGTGGGTCAGCACCTTTGTCAATCAAATCTTTGTATGTCTGTGTTTTTTCAGGGTCGGTAGATTGAAACAAAGCATCACCTAAATCTATTTTTTCTCCCCTTGCTCTTGCTTCTTTCCAATATGCAAAAGGATCAATAGCAGCTTTCTTCCACGCTTCTTTGCTATCTACTCCCTGTGAACGCAACTCTACTGCTCTAAGTGGTTGTCCAATAACATCTTCATATAATTCTCTTACTCCAAGAAATGCACCTTTCAAACCTAACTCAAATAAACCACCTGTTTCTTCATTTACACCAAATTGATTAAAAACTGCTGTCTTTAATCTTCCGTATGTAGCTGCTTTTGCTTTTGTAAAAAACTCTGTAAGTCCTTCTATAAAATCATCATCAGCATTTTGTTTTGTAGCTTGTACCATCACACTTGGTGGCACATTTACGGCTTGTTGATTTATTTGACTTAATTTTATTGCTTGATCTCTTGTTACTTGTAAAGGAGGTTGTGTATCTCTTTTTTCTAGTAAGTAATCTACATTGACATTATCAGAATATGAGGTTGCCATTACAAATACTCTAGTAAACTATCATCACCTGTTTCTAGCCAAGACTGATATACAAATTGTTTTATATTTTCAGCTTGATATGTTTGTTCTTCTGGTCTTGTATTTAGACCAGGACCAAAAGGCAGTCCTGATGTAACAGGTTCATTAGGTCTTTCAGTTGGTGCAAAAACATCTATATTTGGCATTCTTCTTTGTGTTGGTTGTACTAAAGGTTTTTCTCTTGGCAAAGTATCTTTTGGTAGAGGTGCAGATTGTTGTTGTTGTATTAAGTCTTGTTGTTCTCCATACGCAACACCTGGTATTCTTCTTACAGCTTGTGTGTTGTCTTGATAATTTCTTGCAGCAGGTGGTACATTTAAACCTCTATTGCTAGGACTTCTAGTTGCCATCTTCATCCTCCTCATCTTCGTAATACATAAAAGTTGAGGATATAATCATATAACCAAATGGAAATGCTAAAGGTGGCATTTGATCTTTAAACATTCTTGGTTGTAATGTTTCTTCCTCCAATAATATATCATCACCAATTTCATCAACATCTCCTAGTGAGTTATGTACAATATCTGCAAAGTCCTTGTTAAATGACATTATCCACCCATTCCTTGTAATAGCTGTGCTATGCCTGGTGGTGGACCTTGTGGTGGTAAGGTCGCACCTCCAAGCAATTCTTGTTCTTGCTCTGGTATCTCTGGTTGCTCTGCTGTGTAAAATTTATCTAATATACTTTGCATATTGTCTGGTGTTTTTCTTATCTGTATGACAGCCATAGTTGCTTTAGGATCTCCTTGTTGTGCCTGTGCTAACAAAGAATCAAATAAAACTTTATCTGCTTTTTCTTTTGTTATTCTGCTGTTTACCATAGACAAATTATCTAAACCATCTAAGTTTTCCTGCAAAGTCTGTGTGTCAATAATACCTGCCTGAAGTAGTTGCAGCCCTGTTACTATTTTCTGTGGCTCATCATATCCAGCCATAGCACCATATACCCTGCGTGTTTTGTAAGCACCCTGTATATCTACACTTGGGTCATACTTTTCACTAAAAAATTGATTATTGTAATATCCTGATAATTCTTTTGACCTACCACCATACATTTTTTCATCAAACTCTAATCGTTTTGCATCAATCATTTCTATAGCATCTGACATAACTGTATGATATTCTCTAATCATCAACGACATAGATGCACCTAATTCCTCTA